TAACGACCGGCGCGTCTCCCGTCAGGCTGATTTCCACAGCCTCAGATTTCAACGGTGAAGGGAGGCAGGATGTGAAGTAGTCGTGGAACTTACCCGCTTTGGCCGGTTTTCTCCCGTACATGCTTGCTTCGTTGGTGTTTGTCGTTAATGACGGTTGGTTGGCGTATGCGCTTTCCGGTCCCGGTGAATCGTCTTTTCCTGCTTCATCGGTTTTTTTGTATCCCAGCATTAGCGGTGCTTCCAGATTTTCGTCTCGAAACCATTCGTTGTAGATCATTGCATATGCTCTGATAGGCAGCGCGTTAACTTGGATTTCGTTTTTGACTTCGGTCGGCAGCCCGAAGTAGTCGCCGATGCTGCCATTTGCAAGCCCGGATTTGCCACCAATTTTGCATGTCGGCGTGCTGTATTCGGTTTTCTCTGCCCAGTAATCGGTGTCATTCTCCCCAAACATGTTCTGCCAGTGCTCCCACAGCAGACGGCACGGCACAAAGAAGAAGTATGTGTCCATATAGCAGTTATCCATCACTGGATAGATGGGTGTACTCATACGGATAAGGCCGTTCAGACGAATACGTGCGGTATCACCCGGCAGTACTTCGTCACAGTAGATTGGAGCGAGGTCGCCCTCGTTAATGGTCGTCAAGAGCTGATGACTTCGGTCAAATTTGCTTCGTGGTCGCTCCATTCGCGGCACTTGCGCGAAATGGTTTTCACTGTTTCTGTTCGTTGTCCTTCACCTCTTCCTTTTTTTCTTCTTCCGGCTTCGGTTGTTCGTTCTGTTTCATCTGTTTCAGCTTTTCCAGTGTTTCGGCTGCTGCGTTTGCTTTTTCGTGCATTGTCATGATATCTTTTGGTAGATTTTCGAGGCCGGTACCCTCGGTGTATATCACGCTTTTTGCTTTGATGCTGGTGTCTCCAGCTTCTAGTCTCGCGATTGCGCTTGCAAGGTCGTAGCCCTCGCCCGCTTTTTGAATTTTTTCGTATGTGTTTTCGTCCGGCTGCTGGATGTAGTCGGTTGTGCCGTTCGGTCGCTTGACCGCTTTCCATGTCGGCGTAGTCTTGCTGCCCGGTTTGTTTGTTACTTTTTCAGTCGGCAGTCCGAAGTATCGTACCGTCATTTCAGGATTTAACATCGGTCGTCTCCTTCAGGTCGATGAGTCGTGCGATGTGTTCAGGTAATGCCCCGGTCATTTCGCCGGTTTCCGTGTCGAATTCGCCCAGCTCAACGAGGCTGATGTCCTCGATTTCGTTCGGCTTGCTTTCGTTTGCTTTCCATCGTGCCGTTCTTACCGCCTGCGCTCTGTTGTTCTGTAGAAACGGCTGAGAGTAGCCGTTGGTTAGTGCGTCGTGCAATGAATAGAATTTCAGTTTCATGTTTTTCTCCTTTATTCTTCGTTTTCATCTTCTTTGACTACTGCATGGTAAATCTTGTCCACCATTGCAAGGATTTTCATCAGGATGTTCATGGTTTCTTTAAAATCCACTGCTTCACCTCCTTTCTTTGCTGCATGCAGCCTTCAGCATGCAGCCTTCAGCATGCAGCCTTCAGCATGCAGCCTTTTTACAGGCGGATGCCACCGCGTGATACTTTCGGTCGGACGTTGACGTTTTTCACGCGTTTTGCGGTCTGCGTGAATCGTTTCTGGTCACCTCGACCCGCTCCGCTTCTGTGTGCCATTTTTACACCCCCTTTCTGTATTTGCTGGTTCTCACATCAAAGTGTACCCAGCTTTTGTATACGATAATGCCGCATTCATCCGGTACGATTGCATTCAGTTCGTTGGCGAGTTCTTTTGCGCTCATTCCTTCTACCCGGATATCTGCGGCCATACCGCGCATGTGATAGCTGTATTTTGCTCCCCCGCATTTTTTGTTCCACTCTGGCGTTCTGTATCCGCTCGTTATGATTACCGGCCTTCCTATCTTATGCCTTAGGATGTCTAGAATGGTGTATAAGTAGTCATCGATGAAAACTACTGGTGACCCGTCCTTGCAAGCGAATTCCTTTACTTCGAAGTGTCTCGCAAGCTTCACGTTTCCGTCTGTGTTCATTATGTAGCTTTTAATCATTTTTGTCAATCCTTTCATTTTTGCGTTTTCCAGATCTTGTAATAATTTTGTAACCAGCCTTTGCTCTCTTGTTTTGAAAGGCGCTTTAGCGCCCTGCCGTATGGAGCGCAGCGGAATTCGGCTAATCCATTCATTATAAGCGCTGTGCGCGTCAAACTTTCGGTTCACGCCATTTTTGCCTTAGCTTGTCTTTCTCTTTTTGAATGTTGAGGTAAGTTTCGTAATCTATGCTGGTGCTTTGTTCGAGATTGACTAAACTTTGTATCGCGTTGCGTCTGCGTCTGGCTCTAATCTCTCTCAGCTCGTCAGAATGTGCCTTAAAATAGCTTTCCGTGTCTTGGCTGGTATCTTTATCGAGTATCTTATCAAAATAGCGTGGAGGCCTTTTTTCGCGGCCTCCTGCACAGATGATGTTATCTGTTTTTAAGATTTCATCCTTGTGCTCGTTTAGATACTTTTCGCCGATACCTTTCGACATGATCCTAAACTCTGGTTCTCTGCCCTGCATCCAGTATTTCGCGCTTTCCTCTGCACCAATGGCTTTCTTGTTTACGTATTGTGCTACGTATGCAAAGCTGCCCGGCTGTGCTGGGGAAAAGTCTATCATGCCTTTTCCCCAGATTTTTTGCAGCCAATCGCTTTTGAAATAGCTGTTGCCTTTTTGGTTCTTATACCATTGTGCATCCGGTGGCTTCAGGCCGAAAACAATTGCATGGTAGTGTGGTCGTTTTGTTTTGTCGCCATACTCAGCCGCTAGGAAATATTTTATCGGTCTTTTGTATGCCTTTCGTAGACGCTTCAGAAATAGTTGCACGTCTCGTTTGCTGACTGTTTGGCTTTGAATGCTTTGGTATCCTTTGAGGATTTCGCCATATGGTATATGTTCATCATCATAAGTTAGTGTCAAAAAGATTACGTCTTCCCATTCTTTCGCCTCTAGCTCGATTCTGGTTGCCCATTGGTCAGCCATCTGTTTGCGGCAATACTCGCACTTACCGCATGGTAACAATGCGAATTTTCCCTTTTTTACTCCGTCCATGATGTTCGTTTGCAGTCCTTGCTTTGATAGGTTCTCCAGACTTCCCCACAGCTGTGGTTTTTTCGTGTCCATCTGGAATACTAATGGTTTTGTACATGGCATTTGTTGTCGGCACAAGCTTCCTTGTCTATCTTGTGCCGTTTGACACCTCCCTTTCTTTTATTATTAACTTGTTGTAGTAGTAGTAGTAGTAGTGTTGAAAGTGTTGAAAACTCGTTTTTTTAATGTTACTACGTTTATTTATTGCCTTTTTGCTTGTTGAAAACTTTGTTGAAAACTTGTTGAATTGTTGAATGTTCGTCATTATGACGGATTTCTTTGTGCAACTTTATGTTGAAAACCTGTTGAAAGTGTTGAAAACTCAAGTTTTCCACATTCTTTATTTTTTGGATTATTGTTACTAAAAAAGGGGGATGTTTTGTCACCCCCCTCTCCTTTCTAGTTTCCTCTGTATGCGTCAAATTGTCCAGATTGATATCTTTCAATTTGTTTGTCTGCATATTCTTTTGCTGTTTTGTCAACGCTTTCTTTGGCTGCTTTACCAGCCTTTTTTACTGCGTCCTTGGCTGCTTTACCAGCTCCTGCAAGGCCTGCGCCTAACTTGTTAGCTGCATAGCTGTATTGCTGTGCCTGTTTTGCACTTGAGGTTGCCAGTTCGCTTGCCGACTGTTCCCAGCTTTTTGCAGCTTTAAGCTGCTTTGCGCTGGTGGCTTGTTTTGCCAGCTGTAAGTATTTGTCTGCCAGCTCTGCCGTGTTGTTGCCGTATTCGTACATCGCTGATACGCTTGCAGCCTGTGCACTCTGTTGGTTGTAATGTTGGCTGCCAATGCTTGCAGATGCTCCCGATGGTGCGCTTGTTGCTCCGTTGGTCGCTGCCAGAATAGGATTGATGCCTGCTGCAATCATGTCCTTTACGGTATCCTGATAGGCCGTTCCCCGCATTTCCTTTTGGAACGCTCGTTCTGCTGCTGCTTCTGCGCTGTTGTACTTCTTGGCGCTTGCTTGGCTCCCTGCATTTTCGAGGTTGCTCAGCAGTCCGCTCATCATTTGCAGCGCGTTTGCGGTGTTTACACTGTCTTGATTGTTGAATGTTGAGATGCCTGTCGGCGTGCCTATCTGTGTTGCGCCAATCTGCTGCGGTGCTGTTAGGCTTCCGGTTGTGCTCTCGCTGCCCGTGCTGCTCTCGTTGCCTGCGCCTTGGCTGTTCTTGGCACTGCTCTGGTTGCTGCTTGTTGCGATGTCTGTTAACATGCTTAGTCCTTGCAAGAGGTATGGAAAAAGTTTTAATAATGTTTCCATTCAAAAATAGCCCCGCTTTTGCGAGGCTTCCTCCTTTCTTAGATTCTTTCGATGCCGGGAATGCTGTAAATAGGCATCTCCCTGAACCAGTCTTCCGTGAAGTAGAAGTCACACAAGAACTGGTGTGACACGTTGCTTGTTACTGCAATCGTCCTGTCAATGTTCTGCTGTCCTTCTTGTATCCATTCCGCTGACAGTCTCGGCAGCGCGTTATAATCGTCTGCATAGTGCCATGCGTCCAGGCTTGTCTTGAAATTAGATCGCATTTCTCCGGTCACGTAAGAAGGCTTGTAGCGGTAGTCCGCCCAAGCTTCTTGGTAGCCGAAGATTTCGTTATCTTCGTTCGTGCCCTGTGCATAGATTTCCTTGTTGTATACCGGCTGCTCTCCCAGTGCTGCCAGTCGCGGGTCGTAGTACGTAAATCTTCCACCGCGTGTCCACTTGGTCGCAAGTCCCTGCTGATAGCTGTGCTCCACTCGTACCACTGCCAGACCGATGATATAGCCGTATTCGGTTGCTGCATAGTCAACCATCTGCTTACTGCATGTGGTCAGACTGTATGCTGCTGTATTGCCCAGTGCCTGTCCGGTTGTCGTGTCTGTCTGGCTTGTCTGTACGACCTGATTGACGTTGATCGCTATGCGCTGACCGCCGATGTATTCCGGAATCTGCAGACGGCTGTCCGGTGACGTTACGCCCCATGTTCCGCTTAGGAATTCGCGGTAGCGCGTGCCGTTTCGTGCATCAGCCTCGAAAATGTGCTGTAAGGCAATAGCCATTCGCAAATCCTCAATTTTGATTGCCGTCACGTTGTTCAGGTTGGCGTATAGGTTGCCTGTTTCGATGTTGTTGCCATTCGAGTCAGTTGTTGCTCCGTTGGTGTTTACGCCTGCTAGTTCTATTGCCGGATATCCCGGTTGCGGGTGCTGGTATTCCCGGTTGAATAATGAATATATCTCGTATCTGTAGTAAACTTATCCCGAGGCTTATATGGCCGTAAAGCCAAGTATAGAGTCCCT